GGATATCTGCAAAGTGACCGGAGTCCTGTGCCGAGAGGCCGAATGCCGTCAGCGCATCCGTCACGATATCCGAGGTGGTTGCCAGATCTTCACCGGACGCAGCGGCAAGGCTCATGATACCTTCGATACCGCCGAGCATATCCTCAGTCTTCCAACCTGCCATCGCCATGTATTCCATAGCGGAGGCTGCCTCGGAAGCAGAGAACTTGGTCTTGGCACCCATCTCCCGGGCCTTATCCCGCAGGGCATCCAGATCATCACCGGTCGCACCAGAAATGGCAGCAACTTTGCTCATGCCGGAATCGAAGTCGGCAGCGGTCTTCACAGCAGCCGCGCCGAGACCGGCTACAGCCATAGAAGCGGGCATGATCTTCTGACCGGCGCTGGTGACGGAGTCTCCGAAAGCCTCCATCTTTTTTCCGGCCTCGTCGATCTTGGCAAGCGCTGTGCTTGTGGCAGCGGCTTCCTCCTGCAGGCGGCGGAGTTCCTGCTCCGTCTCGATGATCTCCCTCTGCAGGGCGTCGTACTTGTCCTGCCCGAGGTCACCGTTTTCAAGCTGCTGCTTTGCCTGCTCCTGCGCGGTTTTCAGAGAATCCAGTTTCTCCTTCGTCGCGCCGATGGCGTCCTTCAGCGCACGCTGCTTCTGGGAAAGAAGCTCCGTGTTCGAGGGGTCCAGTTTCAGCAGGGCTTTTTCAAGACCTGTGGTATCGCCGCCGATCTCAACGGTTATGCCTTTGATGCGTCCAGCCATGATGCTTGCCTCCCTTCATCAGAAATTATCGAAGTCCTGCTGCCCGGCAATCCGCACGGTGTCTTTCTCGCCGTACTTGTAGTCGTCGTTTCCTTTCTCGGTCCAGATGTCAAGGACCATACCGATGGTCAGGAGATCGAGGTCCGTCATGGACAGCCCGATCTCCAGGCATCGGAGCAGGAAAAGCGGAGTGGTTATTTCCCGGGCGCTGGGATTCCGTTTTTTTTAGATTCGATGTCCGTCACCAGATTCGCGCCCCAGAGTTCGAGAATCTCCGGGAGCACCTGGTAAATGCTGAACATCTCAAATTCATCGAGCCATTCCTCAATGGTGCCGGGGATGGTGGGATCGGCATGCCAGGCCATGATATAGGCCACATTCTCGAAAATCTCCAGATCCTCGATCTGCAGTTCCTCACCGTCATCGGTCTTGCCCTTATAGGAAGCCTCCAGCTTGGAGAGATCCTTGAAAATGTCCCGTTTGAACTTGATGCGGTAGAGGCGAGGAATCGCGGCGGAGGAGCGGAACCGCACCTCCTTGCCGCTTACCAGAACAGTTTTCTCCTGCATGGCTTATTCCTCCGTCGTCTCTTCCTCGGTCTCAGCGGCGGGGACATACACAGACTCATACCAGCCGTCATAGATGGCGGCATCGGTGGTATCTCCGGTGCGGCTCTTGACCAGACCATCCTCGCGGGGATCTGCAGTCAGGTTCAGCGTCTCCGTCCTCGGCTCGATCGTTTCCTCCTTGGTCTGAGACTCAATGCTCGGACGGGAGGCAGCGCAGTTGTACAGCACATGACGGATGCCGTGCTCATCGCCGTCGAACTCGAACAGCAGCGCGAACTTCACGCTCTCGGTATTGTCTGCTCTTTCGACCAGCACACCGTTGCTGTCCAGTAGCTCCTTCAGGATCTCCGTGCGGAACCACTCCGGGATCAGAGCTATCTCCAAATCACCGGAATAGCCGTTGTTGGCATAGGTGCGGAAATACACAATGCCATCGGCGTAGAACGGAGAACTGTCGCCCTCGGCATCCAGAGACAAACTGACCGCGCCGGGGATGGCCCGTGGCGTTGCGTAGGAATACGTGGTCACGCCTTCCACGACCTCGGTCGTGAGCTTCGCGGCGTGAACGTTTTTCAGGTTGTATTTCACCTTATTGCTCATTGGTTTTTACCTCCAACTCAAATGAATAAAGGACTTCGTAGAGCCGTTCGCTCTCGATCCAGACCTCGGTCTTTTCAAAGAAAATGCCGCGCCTGTCCAGCACGGCCTCAACGCGGGATTCGATTCCCGGATTCTTTTCATCGGTGTACAGTTCTATGTGAACCGTATCGACCTTGAAGTATGCCCAGCCATCTGCGGCAAAATTGTCGCTGCTGGGGCAGAGAAAACAGATGAAGGGCGGGTCTGGAGACTCGCCCTCGGCAAAATGGTCGTAAGCGAACGGGATGCCGATCTCCTCCATAATGCTTATGAGATTATCCATGACGCAGCGTCCTCCCGATCTCTTCTTCCAGTTCCTCGATACCGTCCTGCTCAGCAGGTGCGATATGTACCTTTGCGGCAACCCGGCCTCCGTTACGCATGGCGTGCCCGTGCTCCAGCAGATGCGCCAGCATATACCGTGTCGGGGAATACACCGTGATCTCCAGTGCTGAGGAGCTTTCCTTCGTGGTTTTGGTCCGCCAGCTTTTGGCATAGCGACCGGTCCGTTCCGGCGCTCCTGCTGTGATCTCTTTTTTCACAGTGTTGGCGGCTTTCTTCACCGCGGCCTTCACGCCGTCGGCAGTGGTATCCGCATAATTGTCCAGTTCCTGCATGACAGCATCGGCCAGACCGTCGATACTTACCCTGCGTCCCATAGGATCACCTCTCGGAAAGCTCGGTGTGGAACTTTCGGCTGCTGTGCCGGAAGCCCATCTCGTCGATGCTCAGGATGTTGTAAATCCGGTCGCCAATAAGAACGCGAAATTGCTTTGAATTGACGACAGCGGTCTCGGTAGACCAGCGGACCGTCAGATCCAGCCGATCTGCCTCGACTGTATGCCCAGCGGACTCTTCCTCTTTGGTGGAAAGGCCGCTGGTCACAGCCGTGGCCCAGCAGGAGAAGTAATCCTGCCAGACGGATTTGTGATTCCCGTACTGATCCGTCACAGTCTCGTTTTTCTGGATGGTGATCCGTACCCGGAGTCCTGCGATGTTCATCACACCACCCCTTCCCGGAGACCGAACAACAGAGACCGCAGCGTCAGGGTCAGACCGTGATGATCCGCTTCCTCCCGGTGCTCAAACAGATAGCCGAGCGCATAAAGGATCGCCACCCGCATGGTTTCCCGGACAGGAGCAAGGGTGGCGTCAGCGTTATCGTCGTTGACCGCCGCCCACTGCTCATCGGTGAGTCTCGCAACATCGGCGCAGAGCCTTCCGGCCGAGGACAGGAGGATGGCGATCATGGCGTCCTCATCCTCCGTGTCCACCCGGAGATAGCTCTTGGCTTCGTCAAGAGAAATCAGCGCCATGACCGCTCACCTCCGTTTATCAGCCGCCGGATGCAGCGCCGGTGCCGAGAGCCATGACCTGCATAGCCTCGGGCAGGATCAGCTTGCCGTCAACGCGCTGGGTGCCAATGAAGCCGACCTGATCGGTCACGGCATACAGCTCGTTCAGGCGCTTGAGGGTGCGGGCCTTGCGGTCGGCAATCCAGTAGTAATTGAAATCGCCGAAGAGCAGCACCTTCTTGTTCTTGTCCGCGGTGGCGTTGCCGGTGATGGCGGGCATATAGCTGCTGGTATAGATCGGGCGGCCCAGAATGGTATCGGGCTTAGCGACATCCAGACCCGGCTTCCAGATGTAGTTGCCGTTGAGGTCCTTCAGCAGCATCAGCTGGAGCAGCAGGGTCTCGTTGCAGAGGAAGGAAGCCTTTCTGCGGTACGGGGCCTTCAGGCTGTAATACAGCTTGTAGATGTTGTCGAAGTGGACGGTCTGGGCATTGTCGGTGACATTGCCCGCGGCAGCGGTCACGCTGGTCAGGATGCCGGTGGGCTGGCTGGGCGTGGTCTGCGGGTTGGCGGACGGGCCGGTGCCGTTGATGAAGGCATCCTCCTCCGCATTGCCGAAACGCACACCGAAGCGCTGCGCGATATACGCGGCGATGTCGAAAGCGGAATCGTTCAGGAGCTCGTTGCTGACCTTGACCATGCAGCCCAGCTTGTACGCGGAGAGCGTCTCCTGGGCGAAGGTCATATCAGACTCCTGAATGGCAGCGCCTTCCTCGATCCACGACGCGGAACCAGTGTCGGTCGCCAGCGGGATGATGCGGGAGCCGGAGTTGGTGTGAATGGTGTGAGCCAGGGTACGGAAGATGTTATTCTCCTCCAGACCCTGAATGAGCTGACGCTCAAACTCGTCGGGGACGGTATAGCCGCCGTTCTGGTCAACGCCGACAGACAGAGCGTCCCGGACTTCCGGGGAGCTGTGGCCGCGCATCATGTTCCAGAAGGCTTCACCGTACTCGGCGGTAGCGGTCGGACTCACATTCGCCTTACGGCCGGGCTTGGGATCAGCGTGCACGGGAGCGGAGGTGGCAGCGGAGAGCTTGGCGTCCATCTCCATCTGGTCCTCCAGACGGGCGATCTCGTCACCGAGCGCCTTGACGTCGGAGGCCATCTTGTTGTACTGCTCGACAGCGGAAGCCTCTACGAGACCGTTGGCGTCGCGGTGCTCTTCCAGAAAAGCCTTGGTCTGCTCCCACAGGGTATTGCGCTTGTTGCGAAGTTCGATGATCTTACTCATGATCTTTTTCCTCCATAAAAAAGTATTGCCGGAGCCCTCATCGGAGGAACTCCAGCTGGTCTATAAGGATTTGGAAGGGTACAGCCCCATCCTCGGTCTTGCCGTCCATACCGATCGTGGGAGCGGGCGGCTGCTCCTCTACACCCAGACGATTCAGGATCGCCCGGTCCATCACTCTTGTGGAAAAGATCTGTGCGTCAACCGAAACGGCATCATTGCTTTCTGGTTCCTCGGCAGCAGGTTCTTTTCCTTCGTACAGCACTTCATCGGCAAACCCCAGCTCGACAGCCTTTTTGGCATTGAGCCAGGTCTCCTCGCTCATGAGATCGGCGATCTTACTTCGCCGCAGACCGCTTTTGGCAGCATAGGCGTTGACGATCGCTTCCTTCACTTCATTGAGCGCGGCGATGGCTTTTTCCATGTCGCGGGTGTTGCCCATCGCAATGGTCGACGGATCATGGACCATGAGGAGCGCCGTCGGGGACATCTGGACCGTGTCTCCGGCCATAGCAACCACAGAAGCAGCGGAAGCGGCAAGGGACGCGATCTTCACTGTGACCCTCCCGGCATAGTCTCTCAGCATGGTATAGATCTCGGCGGCAGC